CTGCAATAGCTTTCCAACAACAAAACACTAAATAATAACATGAATTTTAAGCAATATTTAATTACAGAATCAAGAGAATACTTAGGCCATAGAGTAGGAGATATTCTTACATCCGTACATGAACTTATCGCAGCTGGGAAACAAGTAGGCACACGTCAACTTGTTAAGAGTGTAGAAACCATAGTAATTGAAATACGTAAGGTTTTACATAATAGCTGGCCAAGGACTGAATACAAGTACCTTAAAAAGCTACAGAAATGCGGTGTAGCTTTGATGCGAGCTATTGATGAAAAAGGTGATTTAAGAGAAATTCTAAATAGTGTTAGAAATGAATTAGAAAGTGTATCAGAGAAAATAGGTGTTCCTGTCAATAACCTAGGCAGAAAGAAAAAGGAAGAACCTGCTGAAGAAAAGAAGATGCCTCAAATGCCACAAGGACAAGAGCAGCCACCTGAAATGCCTCAACAACCACCAAATGGTTAGCGTTGATTAAAATGATGGAAGCTGGCATTACGCAACCATTCTTTTAGTCCTTTTGCTTTATTTTCAACTTCATCTAAAGCCTTCCAAATAGCGGAATAACCTTCGCTTGTAGTCCCATCTGAAGAAATCATGATTTGCTCAGCCTGTTGCACTTTTTCTTTAAAAGATGCTAATATTTTTTTAACTATATTTGGATATTCTGATTTTTCCTTTGCTACTCTATTTAATTCATCGTTTTTATATCTTTCATTTTCACCTGCATGGAATTTTTTTGCTTCTTCAGCGGAATTAAATACTTTTGTTTCCTGCGGTTGCTCCCATTTGCCACCAACTCTTGCTGCTTCTTCTCTGTCGGCAAAATAACTTGCGTTACCTCTGTCAAACATGTCTCCATATCCATATTGCATTATTTTCCAAACAGGTTGCCCAGGATGATATTTTCCCGTTACATTAACTGGTCTTACTCTAGTCCAATTACTTTTTTGAGCCTCAGCAACTCCTTTGTCATGATAAAGAGTTGTTCCGGTGACATGCCTGCCTTCATAATCGTATGAATCAACAGCCCAAATTTGTGATTCGTTAGCTTCTTTGATTATATGGTAAAATTCGTAAAATCTCTTCATAACTTTATTTATTGTTGTTAGTATTATTCTTTATTAGCTATATATCTTTAACTAGAAAGGACATATATGAATATAAATCAAATCGAAGAACTGAGAAAGTGCGCACTTAGTTTCCCTTATTTCGTTAAAAATTACATCAAAATTCTACATCCAAAGCATGGAATTATTCCTCTAAAATTATATCCATTTCAAGAAAGACTTATAGAATGTTATGAAAATAATAGGTTTGTAATAGGCACTAAATTCAGACAAGGTGGTTTTACTACAACGACAATTCTTTATCTCTTTTGGAAGTGCATGTTTGGATTAGATAAAAGTTGTGTAATGATTTCTAAAACTGATAGGGAAGCTTGCAGTTTAATGAAGATTGTGAATTTTGCTATAAATCAATTGCCTGAATGGATAAAACCTAAACTTAGTAAAGATAATGACCATCAAAAGACATTTATAGAAACTAGTTGTAAATTGTTTTCTTATACGCCTCAAGCAACATGTGGTCAAGCATTAAACCATTTATTCATTGACGAAGCAGCTTTTTATAATGATATGGAAAGTCATTGGAGAGGTATGTTTCCTGTCTTAAGTTGTGGTGGTAATTGCATAGTCCTTTCAACAACAAATAGAGACAATAATTGGTTTTATAAAACATATACAAATGCTCTAGACAAAAAGAATAATTTTTATATATTTAAATCAGATCACACAGAACATCCAGAACATACTCTTGAATGGTGTAAAGAAATGAAGAAAATAATGGGAGAAGAAGGCTATAGGCAAGAAGTATTACAAGAGTTCATTTACTTGAAAGAAGCTGATCCCGATGCTGGTAGAAAGGATAATATTTATAAGAAAATTTATCATCTTGGTTATACTCAAGGCGTTGAAGATCAAGATGAAGGAAAATCGATAATGGAATTGGATTTACTTGGAGAACGTTACAATAGTGGATATTATGACGGATTCATGGCTGCTAAAGATAAGAAATGGTATATTGTAGCCGAAGGTAGCGATTCTGTTAGATGGATGGGCAAACCTAATGAAAGACTCTACTATGATTGGGTTGAGAATAAAAAAGATGCTATTGCTTTTAATACTCAAAAAGAAGCTGGTGAACTACCCCTACCCTAAAGGGTAGGGGCTTCGTACTTCATCCTCAACCGCCCTTGAATGCTCTTAGGTCTTACATTGAGTCCATACGCTAACTCCGTAGTTCCTACGGTTCTTTTTCCTTCGTTAAGGATGTTAACAGCAGCGTTCTTATCACGGTTATGTTTTGCCTTGCACTTCGGACAAATCCACTCTCTAATCTTAAGAGGTAGTGAGTCCATGACAAAACCACATTTTGAACAAGTCTTGCTGGATGGAAACCATCTATCTACTTTGATGACCGTCCTGCCACACCAATTCGCCTTATACTCAATCTGTCTGACTAATTCAGACAAACTAACATCGGCAATGGATTTAGCAAGACAATGATTACGCATCATGCCACTTACATTCAACGTCTCCAGACAAATGACTTGGTTCTCGTCAATTATCTGACGACTTACTTTATGCAAATGGTCGCTGCGTATGTTCGCAATCTTAATATGCACCTTGGCAAGCAACTTCCTGGCTCGTTCACGATTATTGCTACCAAGTTTCTTCCTATGCAGGTTCTTGTTTAATGCTCGTAGTCTTTTTTGCAAACTACGATACGGACGGATGTTCTTATACTCTTTGCCAGCAGAAGTTGTTGCTAAAGCACAGATGCCAAGGTCTATACCAACTTCCTTCTTAACCTTGTGGAGTGGCTTAATTTCTCGTTCAACGAGAATAGCAACAAAATACTGACCGGCACGATTGAGGCTCACAGTTGCATGACGTATTCCTCTAAGGAGGAAGTTGGCTTAGACATAACTCCTTTTGCAGACATAGTTAAGGAGTTGGTAACAACTAAAGCCTTTCTAGAAGGCCGGTTTGAAGGTACGCCCAAAGAAGAACAGATTATGATGAGTAGCAGGGATATGGAACGCTGGATAGCCCTTGGAAAAGTGTCTGGATACTATGCGGCTCTATCACCGTGGGTTAAAAAACATTGCAAGACACTAACAGTAGATTTGAACTTATACACAAAATCTATAACAACAGAAGTTAAAGAGCACTTCAACAAGCAATTCGCACACGAGTTTATGTTGCAATAATTTTAATGCCTTGTTGTTTTATCTTGGCAATTAAGGTTTCAATTTCTTTATTGTTTACTGCTCGGCTACCAGGCAAATAAACAGTGGTGTTAAAACCATGTTTTTTTGAGTCAGTTGCGGTTGCTAGTACGCAATAATCTAATGCTAACCCGCATACAATGACATTTGTAACATTGTGTTCTTTAAGGTAGGTTTCTAGTGTAGTAGGTTTTTGTGATCTTAGTTTGCCACCAAAACCAGAGTAAGAATCTTTATCTGGCTCTGTTGCTTTGTCGAAAATAGGTCCATTTACTTCAAGGTCTGGAACAAATTGTGAGCCGAAAGTGTTTACAACACAGTGCGAAGGCCATTGTCCCCCTTGTCCTTTGAAACTTACGTGATTGGCCGGATGTAAGTCCGCAGTATATACGACAATTCCTCCGCTGTTACGTATATTATTGGCTAAATTGTTTACATACGGAATGATTTCTTTTGCCCCTGGGACTGGTAAAGAGCCATTCACGAAATCATTTTGAACATCCACCACAATTAGTGCGTGTGATGCGTCGTAATTTTCAAAAATAAACCATTCGTTAGTGGAAATTCCAAGTGATTTCTTAGCTAAGGCAATTGCGTCCGATGTTCCCGCATCAACTCCATATTTACGTAGTTTTAGCCATTCTGTAAATGTCTTCATGTACTATCTATCTATGCTGTGAATTTATCGTTTAGGTTATTCATGATAATTCATTAAGCAACATAAATATTATGAGTAATTTGGGCATAAATAGGGTATGACGTTCAGAGAATGGATTGGCATGAATGAAATGCCAATCAGGACTTTTGATTTGCAGGGTGATTGGAATCCTGCTAACCCACGTAAATATGGCTACACTAAGCAAGATGTTGGCATATTAAATAATCCTGCTGGTGTAGAAAAAATACATAAATTATGGTCAAATTCCAAAAATACTTTTGATTTGTATTTTATAAAATCAAAAGATGCTTATAAACATGTGGAAGTAGGTGAAGTTTCTCCTCAATGGGTTAAAGAAAATCTTAAAGTTGATATAGAACCAAAACCAGATGCTATAACAATAATATTCACTAATAATGTTGGTGATCAAAAAGTGCCAATGACTGCCTGGATTATCGCTCATAGATTAGGACATGCGATAAGAAGAACTGATGTTTTTAATGACAATTTCGCTAAAGAAATAACAAGAGATTTTTATGACTTAGCAAACCAAGTTTATGGTATCGAAAAAGGATCGGATATCTATGAAAGAAATACAAAATTGCGGCCTTTAGCTTTAGCTTTAGGAACAATGAGGTCAGCTAGAAAAGAGAACTTACGTAATTTTAATGAATTAGCTTATGAATTAGTAGCTCAATACATAACAACTGGAAAAATAACCTTTGCCCCAATTCCGGCCAGCTTAATTACAAGAAGAAGATTTGCTTGGGGAAATCCAGCACATGATAGAAAATATACAAAACTTAAAGGTGAAGAATTAACTGAATGGGATGAAATTGTAAAAGGTTATGCTGGGAAGTATGAGTATTACTTAGATAACCATTTCGATTCATTAGAAGGTAAAATGTTTGTCATGTAACTCAATTAGTATATGATAGGCATTGATCCTGGGTTAGAAGGCGGTATAGCAATAATATCGGATGCAGTTAAAGTAATCAAAATGCCTACTCTTATAAATAAAAAGGGCAAAAAAGAGTTGGACATTCTTTCTATTATCAAATTTCTAAAAGAATCTAAAATAAAGAAAGCTTATATTGAACAAGTAGGAGCTATGCCAGGTCAAGGTGTTACTTCTATGTTTAATTTCGGAATGGGTTATGGTATCTTGCTAGGAGTTTTGACAGCTTTGAAGATAAAATATGTGAAAGTAATACCCCAAAAATGGAAAGGGATAGTTTTAGAAGGGACCGAGAAGGATAAGGAAGCGGCTATTCAATTCTGTCAAAAAACATACCCAGAAGTGAATTTGATACCAGAAAAATGCAGGACTCCTAGCGATGGAATGGCTGATGCATTATGTATAGCTGCTTATGGACTTCAATTTGAAGGTTCGCCTGATTCAAGAAAATAAATCATACGCCATAGCCTGTCAATCTCGCCACTTTCAATTAATTCAATAGGTGTTCGGCCTTCGAAAGCATTATTGGCCTTATTTAACCAGTCTTCGATTGCTTCATTCTTAATTACTTTGGAAAGAGCTTCTGTTATTCTTTTTCTTTGGATTTCATAACCATCAAATTTACGTGGATTTGGAACATCTACATCTGCTTGTATAAAGTCTATGGTATATGGTTCTATAACCTGACCGGAGACTTCATTCATCATATCGTAATTAGAATACCCAGATGCTCCCCACGCCCACCAATCACCAAGACCATTGATGGCAATAGCGATTTGAATTTTCATTTTAAATGAACCATTTTTTGTTGAATTGCATGCCTTAAATCTTTTAAACTGTAATGTGTCAGACCCCCTAATAAGGGAGCGCTAACTGCTGCTGCGGCTAATTTGTTAGGTAGAAAATCCAAAGTGCTTCCATAATTATATCCTAGATAGCCTCCTGCTCCTGCCGCTGCTAATGTGGATAAAGGCGAAGCTGCTGCAAGTGCTTTATCCGCTGCCCAATAAGCCCCTTTTTTGAGTTTGCTACTCCATGTTTTGGCCTCATCTTGCTTCAGCCATTCTTTAAATCCCATTATTTATTTATAGTGTGAATCCTCCTTCTTGATCAAAAATTACTTTACTGGATGACCTTCCGCCAAGTTCCAAAATTAGTTCTTCTAGTGATATTTCTCCAATCTCAAAAGGTAATAGTCCTAGATTGTCTGTGGGGGGTTTGTTTACAGCTAAAAAGGTCCAGGTATATTTCCTAAGATGTTTTTCGTTTTTGATATCCGTTATTTCAATAAACAAAATAGGCAAAATAGAGAACTTATTTTCGTGAATTAATTTCAAGTTCCATATTCTGCCTTTTTTTATTTTAGAATTATTAGGTTGGCAAAGGTTGTCTAATTGGCCTAATACCTGATATTCACCATTTAACAATTTGTTTTTTATATTTTTGCCAGGTTTTCCTTTTGATATATTCAGAGAAATTTCGATAACGTCTAATTTATATGCGTCTAGCGATAATTCTCCTTTACAAAACTTGAAAACTTCTGACATATTTTCTCTTTATGTATTGGTTTGGCTTTTCTGGATGCATTTCTGTATAATCTGCATTCCATTCGAAAATGTCAGTTCTAGCTGGACGTAAACTTGGTGTTATTGTTTGTCCTGCTCTAGTCTTTCTTACCAAAGTCTTATTTTCAACATAAGCACGAATAGCTGCTACTGTCATTCTATAGGCAGATTTAGTATCATATCTTTGTCTATTACTTAACCATATAAACAAAACATGTGCAGGATCACCTTTACCCCTAAAATCACCATGTTTAAGAGCGTTCAAGAAAGACTCTATTTTTTCTTTGCCGTACCAAAGATATGCTTTGCCAATAGCCCCTATAACTCCAGCACTATAATGAATCATATCATTTTTTCTAAGCCATGCTATTTCATTTCTATAATTGTTTTCGAAATCTTTTATTTCTTGTTCTGTAGGTTTTGTTTTCTTTTTAACACATCCATTCATCAACTGGCTAACAATTGTTTGAATTCTTGTTTGCCGTGCCATCTTCTGTATCCTTTTTGAAAAAATTGTTTTTATTTTCTTCTAAAAATTGAACTAAACGGTTTAAATTATCAGGCATCAACAATTCCATCCATAATTCATAAGGTAACGTAACAGGATATTTCATTGTATATAAATTTACGAGCATGATTTAACTTTTCGATTAAATCACTAGCCTCTTCTAAAGAGATTTCCTTATTTTTAAATCTTTGCAAAATCTCTTGACCTGTCATTATATCTCCAAAATTTAGCTAACCGTTTGGCCAGCTTCAGGAGTTTCTTCAACCTTGGGCAACCAAACATTACCGCTACATGGAGCAGAGTCGGGAACCTTCCATCCCTGTTCCCACTCAAAAATGTCACCCTGTTTCTGGTAAATCTTTTTAGCTTCTTTTCCAGCCGCTGCTGCCGTAATAGCAGAAAGGGTTTTCTTATAATACACTAATGGATTAGCGTAGGTTCTTTTTCCTTCCTTACGGGCTGATTGAGTCCATAGGTAGAGAGCCTTGGCTGGGTCGCCTTCTCCAGTAAATTGTACTGCGCAAAATCTGTCAACGAAAGGAGCTACGACAGCCTCCCCCCACCAAAGAATCGCCTTGGCAAGCACTGCCTGAATATCAGCACGAATGTTCTTCAATCGGCTTGATATCCAATTGATAACGTCATGGTATTTCAAAAAGAACTCAGCAATTTCAGATTCAGAATACTGAGTGTTGCGGTTCAAACCCCACATCATGGCACGGCAAACAGCCGCCTTGTTAGCGGTAATCTTCTCTTCAGGATAGAGAAGACCCAACTTTTCATTAATCTTACGCCGTGCCCCAGAATCAGTAATGTAAAGCGCTTCTGGCGGAACATTCCAAGTCATGTACATCGGCCAACCACGCCCAGCCAGAATAATACCCTTAGCCCTATGTTGACCATCATGCATATTTCCTTGGGTGTTAATGGCAATCGATTCATGGCTTTGAATCCAACGCTCATTCTGAATGTCCCGCATACATGCTTGGGCACACTTTTCCTTGAGTGTACGGTTAACCGGCATATAAGCCAAAAGTTCTAAGGCCATTTCCGGTGTCACAAAGACAAGCTCGGAATATTGATGCGTGAATTTAGGATATTGGAACCAAGGCTTGGTTTTTCCAGGTTCAGTGGCAGCAAGACAGTAGTGTTCCATAGCTTCCAAAGAACGTCGCCATTCTTCTGGATTGAATGCTTTGGGGCACAATGGCCAATTAGCAGGCCATTCCTTCACTTCTCGAAGGTTAGATGTGTCTAAAGAGGCAGCTTTGATGGGAAGATGTCCGCCAGACATCCTTTCTGCCAGAATTTCCGCTACACTCAGCGTGTTAGGAGTTAAAAGCCCTGCATTAGTGGCTCGCCTTACAACTGATTCCATCTGACGCCGCTTACGTTGACGAGAACGCTTACTCATTTTTTTTACCTTCAATGGGTTAATCTTTCGGACAACAGTACATTCTATTGCGATAATTTGCTTTGTAAAGGAAAATTTCAAAATTTTGATTTTCAATCGTAAACCTGAATCTGGTTGGTATCAGATACGTAGGTGTTTTCACCAAAGATCAATTCGAAGTAAATGTCGTAAGTCCCGCAGTCATAATCAGTTGTGTCAAAAAAATAAAAAGCTCTGTTCTTTTCTTTGTAAGTTGTTGGCTCGGCATCTACTATTATATTCAAATCCTCTTCACATGGCACACAATCTCCACATCTTTTTTTGATCGTCACTAAAAGTTGTGATGCGATGGCTAAATTTTCGTAGTAAGTAGCTAAATCAGTAGCAGTTGGGACATTTGGAATTATCTGAATTTCAATGTATTTTTTATTACCTTTTCTTATTCTGTTTGGTTGGAAATAGAAATTAAAATCGTAGACTACCGGGATTGGTGTTGTATACCATAAATCTGGATAAATTTGAAATAATTGTTCTATTTCGGTGGATGCATCTCCGCTTTCAAATGTAACATCCCAAACGTCCAAATATCTGCCAGTTTCAGTATAAACTAATGGGTCTAAATATAAATCTAATTCATATTCTCCCGTATCTGGATTGGTGACAGAGCTTCCAGGTATAGTTTCAATTAACGTTCTGCCATCTGGATTGAATTCTGTTTGTGCATTTGGGTCTAACCAATAAATTAGAATTTGGTTAATTGAATCCAGTTCTGCATAATTATTTGAATTAAAAACAAACATTTGCAGCGTTACTGTATCACCTATAACTGGATTTTGGCCTCTTGTTTTTGTTGCCATATGTTATTTATTGCCTTTTTTGGCATTTTTCTTAGCTGTTTCGTAGGCTTTTTCTTCTTGTTCTTTTTGTTTTAAGAATCTTTTGATCATCCACCTTCTTTCATTAATTGGATAAGTCCTAAATTCATCCCTGGACATTTTCATATGATATTTAAAGAAGAATTGTTCTTCCATGATATTCTCCCAAAAAGCTATGCACGCTCCTTTTTGGGACGTGGGAAGAAAAAATTTATTTCATAAGGCAAATCTATCTCGAAATCGTGGAAACATTCCGAGCAAGTAATTTGTACCTTAGAATCTACCCCGAATGGTGGATCATTTACCAAATTTCGCAAATAATTAACATCTCCAATAGGCAAATGCTTCAGCAATACATGCAACTCTTCTTTGCTAGTGACTTTGCCAATATTATTCAATAAAGTAGCTGTTCGCCATGATAAAGTCTGATCTAAACCTCCTTGGAAATTCTGTTCATGTTGTTTCTTAAACTCCTGTACAGAATCCTCATCAGCACCACTAGGCAATTTGTATGAGAAAGGCAAGCCGCTTTCTGGTAATTTGCCTTCTAATGGTGGTTTGAAATCATCAGGGCACTTTCTTACAAGTAAACTGTCTAAATTAATAGCAAAAGGAAATTTCTTATCACAGCTTGGACATTTTAATTCAACTTCATACATTGTACCATATGAAATACCACGTAGCCAAATTAGCAAATAGGTTCTATCAATGACCAAAAAATTTTCTGGTTTGAATTGTTTTTCTTTTAAACACCTGCCGAAGATCATATTGATAGCTTGGCCATTTCGAACTAATCTTTCTGTGGTTAAAATTTGTTCTTCTTCTCCTGTCATTGCCCTCATATGCAAAATTCCATCTTCTGGCCCAAATCCATTCTTATAAAAAAAACCTCTAGACGGCAACTCTAGTTCATCATAAATTTTGTTATTTAAAGCACTTATTATTTCTTCTAAACTTTCACTCCCAACCCTTCGTGGTTGTTGAGTAGATTGTTGCGACCCTTCTCCTCTAGACTTAGCTAAAACTTCTTTGAATTTGGGCGGAATTCTTCCTGTAATTTGAGGTGCGCTTGGATTTACTTGACGAAAAACTTCATCTGCCATGTTTAATTTTTCCTTTCGATTACTTGGTTAATATAGTAGATGTTCACAATAAATCTCAAAAATATTGAGGAACTTATATTTTTCGATTACTTGGTTAATATAGTAGATGTTCACAATAAATCTCAAAAATATTGAGGAACTTATATTTAACAATAAAGAAGTTAGATTTTTGCTTAATGACTTCTCTTACATATTTGACCAATGGTTTTTAAGCCAAAGAGTTTCATTCCTCAGAACCATGAGACTTCAATCTCTTATCGATTTGATAAATGCATTAAACGAACAACATCTAGAAAAATTAAAAGAATACTTTGGTGACACTATAATAATTGATAGAATAGATTATAATATAACTAAACATGTTACTTTTAATTTGAATTCTGATATTGCAAGCAAATTATCAAATGATATTACTAACTTTACAATAAGTAGAAATAAAGATCATTTATATTTAACCTCATGGAGATAATTTTATGGAATATTTTTTACTTTTTATTTTAGGTGTTATTGGCATTACTCATATTGTAGTTGATAGTAAACTTTTTGCACCTTTAAGAGACTGGTTGGGAAAGCCTGGAGGATGGTTAAGAAGCAAAGTTTATCAAATAGTTACATGTTATCAATGTTGTGGAACTTGGGTCGGCTTAGCATTAGGTTTATTATATTATGAAAATTTATTATACGTAGTGCTATCTGCTGGTCTGGGAAGTGTTTTATCTAATTTAATGGCTCAATTTATGAACTATCTTGAGGCTGGTACTTTAGTGAATTTACCAAAAAATGATTAAACCATACAGATTATATTGTCAGTTTTGTCACTTCAGTAGATGGGAAGAAAAGCCTGTTGCTGAAGACCTTATAGTTCATCCAACTGCACCTGTAATGACAGTTACTCCTAAATTTGATGAAAATAGAAAATTACAACCTGGAAAGACAATAGAACAACAACAAAGATATAAGTGTCCTAATTGTGGTAGGTTAATTAAATTTAAAAAACATGCAAAAAATATCGATACAACAAGTAAAACAAGCCCTCCAAAATCCTGAATTTAGAAGAAGTCTACCAGAAATTCTAAAAGAAGGAATAATTAAATACGAACAAAATCCAGGTTGTCCTTGTAATGTCCCATTTTATCGTGATGTATTGAAATATGGTGTAAGACAGCTTAAAGAACATTTTCCAGGAATGGGTGATGTCGTTAATCCTGACCTTGAATTCCCTAAATTAACTGAAAATAATTGGTCTGTAATCAGTTGTCATATAAATGATCTAGAAAAGAAATTGAAAGAACTTCCGAATGGTCGTAAACAAATTGCTATAACCAGATGGGAAGATCAAGTAACTGTGGTTGTAAATGAACTAGATTTATTTTGAATTTCTTTTATTTCATTTATTATCTTTTCTGGATATTCCTTGTATTTTGTTATATGCATAGGCCATTTATCCTCTTTTAGTCTTCTTCCACCTAAAATCATAGCATTCTGATAAAAGGCAATTGCTTTCATAAACTGATTATTCTTGAAAGAAATATCTCCTAAAAGGCACCAAAACTCAGCCATCAATATGTGATTAGACAAACAAAATATTAAATTGTTAATGTCTTGATTGATGAAAGCCATGTAATATATCAACATAGTAGACTTTATTATGTCTTTTGAATTAAAAAGATAATATTCAGCTAAGTTTAGAAATTCTTTTGTTTTTTTGTGTTTTAAGTTGGTTAAAGCTTGATAATAATAATAATCAACAGACAAGTTTTTTGTTTTTTTCCAAGTTTCTAAACCTGTTTCGACATCATTTTTCTTCTTGTAAATAATCATATCACAAAAAACTGACTCTCCTTCTATTGTTTCGAAGACTGGATTTTTGAATTTATGCTGATTTTTATTCCATATTCTAATGGGTTTGGTAAGTATTTCACCTTGCAATAGCTGAATATGACTGGTTGCTAACTGTAAATTATCTAATCCAGATACAACAACTTCCGAAGAATCCAGATACAATTGCCAATCAGTATTAGACTTGGCAGCAGAATCATTGATTAATTTGCTTCTATCTAAACCATAATTAAACTTTGTGACTCTAACTGGCAATCCATCCAATGATTTCATAGTTTCATCTACAGATTCATTCGGGTTTTGTAGAATCTGAACTGTTAATTCCATACTTTTTCTCCAAAAGACTTATAGCCTCAGATTCATTAGTAAGTTTATAATTTAAATAATATTCCTTTAATTCCCTGTAATTTTTGGGGATTGTTGGACATATAACTATATTAGTTAATATTTCGTAGAGGTTTTTCATAATATAAAGGAATAAGTGAAGGCACATTATTTAGACAATAAACTCTTTGAAGCTAATATTGCTAAGTTTAAGCAATCCAAGCAAGATAAAGTAAAATACGAACTAATATTAGAGGATTTATTATTAGCCCAAAAAAGAAACGCTACACCTGAAAGAGATGAAATAATTAGCGTAAAAAATGAAGAATATAGAATATTATGTATACATTACGAAGATATAGAAGGACAATTAATTAATGCATTCTTCAAATTAGCAGAAAACATCATCAGATATAGGAAATATAACTTTGTTGAAGTAGAAGAAGCAATTCAGGAATTCGTAATCATTTGCATGCAGAAAATAGACCGTTTCGACCCAATAAAGGGAAAAGCATTCAACTACATGACCACCTGTATTTTGAATCATTACAGGCAGTTATATAGAGGAGCTAAAAATTACAATGAATTTAAGCGTAAGTTTGGAGTACATTTACAAGCTAAAGAACCTGCACTAGTCAATCACAAAAACAAAGGTAAATCTAAAATTTCTAACAATAAAGACCGTTTCAATACTTAAAAATCATTTTCTAAGACTTTACGACAAGCAGCCAATGTATCCTCTAGTTTCTTGGTTTTCCAACCTAAAACTCTACAAGTGCCACTTTTATTTAATCTTTCACCCTTTGTAAATGTGCTGCCTTCATGACTTAATAAAGCATCTACTAACTCCCCATAACCATTGTCTATCAATTTTTGTATAAGTTCTTGCTGCTCTAACACTTCAATTAGACTTTTTCCCATATAGTATAATAGTAACTAAATACCTCAATTTTGAAAATTTCTAATAGTTATAAATTCTGGTTCGGGCACAGGTGAATAATCTGCCATCGCAAACCCAGATGTCACGGAACAATTTAAATTAGATGGTAGTGTCCCAAAATCAGGCAAAGATGTTTCGTTAAGACAAATATATGCTCTATCGAACCTCAATGTAACATCACAATAAACAATATTAGAATCTGACATGTCTCCCTCTGCAAATTCTGCCTGTTGTGGCCAAATGTGTTCAAATACCCATCTGTCGATTATATTGCCGCATCCATCAAAATAAACTAAAAATGCTTGTGCGCATTTCAAACTTGGCAAATCTGGGGTTACTGTTCCACCACCCAAAGGAGGACGCCAATAAGCACATTCAGCCGGATTATAAACTCTTTTTATCCAACTAAACACAGGATTTTCTGTTGGCTTTCTAATATCATACAATGTTAAAGAAATTGGCTTAAAATCAGGCTTGGAAGGGAAATAAATAGTTTCATTTAAATGTTCAGCAGTTATTTCTTTAAATGATAATGTCGGTCTGCTTACTTTTGCAGGAGGTAATGAAGAAACACCATTTGCTGAAATACACGGAATTATAAATTTCCATCTATTCTTTTGCTTAATACAAATTCGATTATTTAAATCAACTCCATCACTACTCCACTCAGGATGAGCAAAAAAATTCATCTTTTCCATATAACTCCAAAAAAAAAGAAGAGACATAGTAGCTATGCCTCTTCTCATAGTAAATTTTGGTAAAATAATTATGTGCAATCCCCAACAATATCGACAGTGCAAGGTTCGTAATTAGATGGCAACGGAGATGGGCAACCAGTGCATTCACAGAAGTTTGGTGTAGAATTCGGGCAGAAAGAGCAATATTGAACGTTAGTGTATCTCAAAGTTAATTCTACTGTGCAAACTTCATCAGAACCCATGTCTAAATCGCCAAAATTAACTGATTGTGGCCAAACGTTCTGCAACATCCAGCCCTCAAGTGCATTACCGCAACCATCATATAAATAAAGCTTCGCAACGCCTTGGTAATCGCCAACTCTTGATCCCATTTGCAAATAACATGGATCATAAATATTATAAACAGATGCAATCCATCCAAATAAGTTGTTGGCTAAGGAAGCAGTAGTTACATCATAGTAAGTAACTGCCATTGTTTGGAAAACACCCTTGCCTGGAAGCCACATACGACCATTTAAGAAATCAATTTGGGTTTCATCAAAATCTATCTGTGGACGAGCGCCAACTTTAACGAATGTTTTTGGAATACTATACAATGGTGCCTTGTCCACTACGACTCCGGCAACCACGATATCTTTAATGCAATACCCAATTTCCATTGTCCAACGAAATTTTCTCTTAAATATATTGTCGCTGTTTCCTATAGGGCCAAGACCCATTGGTTGTGGAGAGTTTTGGAGAATACCAGGAGCATCGTCAAAATTTATTTCCATATGTTTCCTTTCTTTTATATATTAAAATTTAACCTAAATTCTCTTCCCATCCATTTAAAAATTAAACTAGCTGAATTTTTACCTATTTCTAATTTAATCCATTCAACTCGAATATCCAACTGTTTCAATATATATCCGTAAACTTCGGATAATTTTTTGCTAATTTCTTCATTATTTAAAGCTAAATTCAATTGCTTTTTCAAATTTATTAATTTTTTTATTTCATTTATTCTGATGCCTGATAGAACATTTTGAGTTCTTAACATGAAGCTTCTGCTATTTTTGGAAAAAATAATCTGATTAACATTAGAGCTAAAAGTTTCTTCTGAGAAAACATCAAGAATACCAGGGATTAACTTGTATGGCAAAGAACTTAATATGTTCGATATCACTACTCCTGATGGCGGCAACCAAATATTAGTTTTGTTATAAATATCAGTCGCCTTTACCCAAGGACCAAACACCGCTCCATAATTGCTAGAACTCAAATTGCAATCTAATTCTGATCCTAACTCAGTATCAATAATAGCCAAACAATCTTGCCTCTTTTCACATTCTGCAATTAAGCATTCAGCAACTTCGTGGGAAAAGAACCCTGGAACACAAATGATATCAAATGATATCTTCTCTTTTTCAAAGATATTCTTTATGCTTTTAAGCAAAATATCATTCTTTGAAGACTTGTCTAAAGAATTTATGTTTTTATTGGAAATTAACTTATAAGTTCCACTCTTGGGTGAAGTATTGTTTTTAGCGTTATCTTTAATTCTTATCCAATTAGAAAATGAATTTATAAAAGATTCAACGTAAAATCTATCATTTGGATTCTTGCTTAATTGCCCCCAAGATTCAACCAGCAATCCTTTGTTATAAACACTTATGTTAAAAGTGTTTTCATCATTAACTATTGTTATTCTTGTAGAATTTCCATCTTCTCCAGCACTGTCTGCATAAACTAAAAAAGACTCATCACTTGAATTTTTGGACCCCAAAAATATTGCATCATTTTTAGGGCTATTTCCTGTAGCTTCTATGGTGTCGAAACCAAGAACTGTAGATAGCTTTGTAGGTCTAATGCGTATAGATGCATCTTTTCCAGCAAAAGTTGTTTTAAATCCCAATTTTCCTTCTGAATTAAAAGCCGTCCATCCTCCTGGCAAAGAAGGAATCTCTACTTTGTTAATATAATCAATTATGTCGTTTACACTATTTTTTCTTCTGTCTAGTTCATCTAAATTTACTATTTGTATTTTACCATCTATATTTTCATAGCCACTTCCACTTACTATGATTTGCAAGAACAAATGCTCACAATTACTAAAAGAAACATAATCTTTTGAACTTACTTTAATAGCTGGCTTCATTTCATAGCCAAAACCAATCGACCCCCAAGGCCCACACATGGAATTTTGAATAGAAACTAATTCCAATTCGTTTTTTAATGGGTTTGTAGTCCTTACAGCTATAAAATCATCATCGTGAACATAAAATTCAATTCCGTCCCTTCTCGTTAATTGATCATTTAACTCATCTGCTAATTGTTTTGCACTAATACCATCCTTATCTGTCATCAAAACAACCAAAGGTTTATTAGCAAGAACACCATTTAATTTCCATTTAAAAAATTGATTTGTATTAAAAATATAAGGGCCACGGACTTTAGAATGAATCTTTATTATATTATCCATGCCAGGAACAGGAATATTAGCTGTTTCTTCCTTAGTATTAACCCTATAAATATAAATATTCTCTTCTGAAGACAATAATTGCTCAGCTGTATAAAACAAATAAGAGTCTGAATGAGGAAAACCCAAAGTTGATTTAAGTTGATCTAAATCTTTAATCAAAATAGGTGTCTCAATCGGTCCCTTTTCAGCAAAACCAATTAAAAGAACATTATTAGTATTAATTGAATTTTTCATTAAACTTCTGGGCAAGGAGACGCTTCGCAATCTGGCAACGCTGCTCTACCTTTAACTCTTAACAATGGTTGAGGAATGTAAGACTGCGCTGTCATTTTGAATTCATATTTAATTACTCTTGGCTTTTCATTACCAGGCTCAACATCGATATTGTTGCCTATGCTATCCAAAGTAACTATTACCTCCCACCAAACCCCCCTTATTCTTAGGTATGCAACTGGTGAAAATTTTAATCGCACAGCTTCTAGAATCTGTTGGGCATCATAGATATACTTAGTCCAAACATATAAAGTATAATTTATGTCTATTGGCACACCAACTGTAGCCCCAAATACCGTATCTTCCTCAAACTTCTCTCTTATAGTAAAACCAATACCTGGGTCTGTACTATAAGCCCACTGATACATGAACCTTTCCCTTGCAGGTGCATAACCATTAGCCCAAAATGCCATAATAGGAAGTCTAATTCTGTCAACCACCAAAGAATCGTCCTTCCTAACGTTATCCTGCAATATAGCCTCTACAGCACGTTCTTGAGATGCATGCAAAATAGGTACTAAATGGGCTTTGCCATTTTCGTCTTTAACATAAATATTTCTAAACAAATCCCATATGGCTTCGTCAGCACCCCTCAAAGCGTTAGAAGTACGATAAAGCATTTCCCTGCTAGGTGTATCTAAATCATTTATTGATTGACCAGTCATGAAAGGGTCACAATTGCCCTGTTGCCCTATCCCAAGTTTATTTAAACTAGGTTGTGCTTCCCATGCCTGCTCCGGTGTTTCTGCCACTCTCTTTTGATTAGGCCAACAATCATCAGCACAACGTTGTGGAACTGGATCAATATTGTCAGAATTAGTTTGTATGGGAGCAATGCAGTCGTTCAATGACTTTTCATTGTTTACATCTTTCATATTGGTCATAAGGTTTTCCTTTGTACTATTATATTAATGTGGAAATTGAAATTACTTATAGAGGTTGGTATAAGTATTTACCACCACAACCTATTAAATTAAAGATTCCAGGTTGGGCAGGTGAAGATAATGAACATAAAGATGGCGATAAACCTCAACCTTGGTATTGCCCTCCTTTCGTAGATGGTGCTACATATGCACTTGAACTTTTATATCCTTTTGATACAGAATGTCACATAATTAATGAAAATGGATTGGCCAAAGTGCAAGGTGATTGGGAAAAAGAAAGGCCAGGAAGTCACGCATGGCCTCCTTTTGATAATTTTGCACCTGGCTTTTATGGCTTTACTTCATGTTTAGATATAAAAGTCCCACCTGGATATGTTTTAAGATTAGAACCACATCCAAGCTATTTTACAGATCAAACATGGTCAGTGCCGTGTGTTGTTCCAGGACATTTGCAAACTGAATGGTGGCCCAAAATATTTTTTATAGTGTTTAAAATACCTGCTCCTGGACAAACCCATATATTTAAGAAAAACAATCCTTATGCACAAATTCTTATAGTGCCCAAAAAAATTGAATATAAAATCAAAGAAATGACAGAACAGGAAGCAAAAGAAAGAAGCGAATTAGAAGCAAATATAGGCAAATTTGCTGAAAAATCCTGGAAAGATCATAAAGGCAATATGTTTGATGACAAATATAAAGTTCTAAGTCGTGTTTCCAACAAAAAAGAACTAGATAAACATCTTAAGAAAAAAAAGACTATCTTCCTAAGGAGGAGTAAATAATTCACTTCCATTAATTGTATATTTAGGCACAGATTGTGTAGCATTGCCATCATTAGATGTTGTGCTTTCCTGAAATCTCTGACAAATAAGAATTAATGTCAAACCTTCATTCCAAAACTTAAAATCGCCTAATGATCTTTGAATAATTTCCCAATTTTCTCTTTTATGAGGAGTAAACAATCTTGAACCAATTTTTGGAGGATGCCCCAATTTCTTAAGCACTTGTCTATAATTAAGTTCAAATTTAATATCGTCAGGGCTATCCATGCCATACATATTCATATAATTTTGAGACGGAACTGGATCGTAAATTGTATAAAGACATACTGGATCGATTGAATATATCTTGCCCCTATCTTCCCTTAATAACGGGTCAATTGTATTACGTTGAATTAGCAATTCATAATAAAATATAGGCGATCCTCCGAATTGTATTATTTCTGCATCCCATTGGTTAAAAAGTTCTTGCTCTTGTGAAAAAGGATCAAAAGAAGTCATTGAACCGTTAACTTTATACATTGTTCCATCACAGTTTTTTATTGACATATTTGTATTTATTTGTTATATTGCAACAATATGATAAAAACTAGATTTAAATATACAAAACCAGGAGATTATTCGAATGGATTTAAAATATTAGGTTGTGAATTTGAACTTAAAGGCAAGTGGTATGTTGTTTGTGAATGTAAATGTAGAACCATTGGCGTCTTGGACTTAAGCAATATAATGAGAGGCATACAAAAATGTATAGTTTGTAGACGCAAAAAACCCAAATTATTAAAAGGAGATATTTTTGGGTTTCTTACAGTAGAATCTGAGCCTTATTACGACATTTCAAGAAAAGAAAATAAATGGAGAATTAAAGCAAGCTGTAAATGTGGATGGGTGGGAGAAGTCTCAGCAAAATTAATACTAAAAAATAGAATTCATCATAAAGGATGCAAATATTATTGCCAAGGTAAGTATAATGGAGCTTGGAAAGGTATTGGTAAATTAAGTGGAAGTTTATGGAATGCAATTAAACATAATGCAAAAAATAGAAATATTAAATTCAATATTTCTATGCAATATGCTTATGAATTATATGAATCTCAAAATGCAAAATGTACTTTAACAAATTGGGACTTAGTTATAGATAAAAATTGGCCTGACTATAAAGAAATTACCGCAAGTTTAGACAGGATAGATTCTTCTAAAGACTATATCGAAGGTAATATTCAATGGATACACAAATTTGTAAATAGATGTAAGTTTACATTTGATGAACAATATTTTATTGATTTGTGTTTTTTAGTTTCAAATTATAATAAAAATTTGCCATTATTTGAGAGACAAGGAAATATATCTATTTCATTTTGGAATAGAATTAAAAATAATTCAAGTAAAGGTCAGCCTGAAAGACTTAATAGAAAAAATATTAAATTCAACATTAACATTAAATATGCATATGAATTATTGCTTTCTCAACAAAATAGATGTAATTATACTGGAATTCCTTTGTTGTTCACTTCCAAAGGATATAGCAAAAATCATACTGCTAGTTTAGATCGAATCGATTCAAATAAAGGATACATAAAAGGAAATGTCCAATGGGTACACAAAGATATTAATATAATGAAAAACTTTCTATCACATGATAAATTTATAGAAATTTGCGACAGCGTATCTCAGAATAACAAGCCTTCTAAAAATTGCATGGAGTTAATAAAATCATGCTAAAGAATAAAGACGGTACAGATTTTAAATTATCTGGGCCAAATCCATTAATGTCAGAGCAAACTTTTTGGGGTAAATTTATTTTACATAACAAGGTAGGCAATCTCATATTTGAAAAAGACCCTAAAATTAGGCCAAAACCAATCAGTCCGATACGAAAGGAAGAACCTAAAGAAATAAAAGAAGAAATAGTAGAAGTGGTAACAAAAACACAATTTATACCAAATTCTACAGAAATATGGTGTCTTCCTGCTAGTTTCAAGGAATATAAAGATGGACTTACACAAGATATGCACAAAAAAATTAGATATGGCAAAAAATTTAAGTTTCCAGGTGTTATACGGGAAACAAAGGAAGTTTATATAATTTTATGGTGTAATACAAAAGCAGTATCAGAAGGATCAATAATTTATCCAAGAAATCAAGAAACGCAATGGTGGAGAGTACAAGAAACCAAACCGGAAAATAATGGTTATCTTGTCTATGCTACAATTACTGATTACCACCCAGATTTTTCTGATTAATTTTCACTTTAATATTTAACTTGGCTAATTGATCCTGATAGTCATTCACAGCTTTCATATAACCAACTTCATATGCATCAGCTAGTAATTTAGTAAAACCTTCTACATCCTTGTCTGTAACTAAATAATGACTAACTCTGTCAAGTAATTCTTGATGCGTACCATACTTTTGTTCAAGTAACTGATATGCAAATTTCTTAAGGGCAACTCCCTTTTGTACATAATCTAAGATGTTAATATTTTCCCCCATTTTCTTTTTAATAATGGTAATTTTAGCTTGTTTATTTTTCTTGCCAATTTGAAAACTCTTTTGCCTCCTATAAGATATCTGGGATACTTGCCTTTTGTAAATACTTTAGCCTCTTTACCTTTGTGTTGTCCTTCTTCATTAGGTGCAATTATATCGAGTGTTGATTTTATCCAATTTAATACTTCAAAAGTTCCTATGAATCCAACGCTATATTTGTTATTTTTGTTTTTATATTTATGGATATGCCCATCTCCATCAAGATACCCAGCTATATAACACAAAGCATATTTAATTTTTAAATTTACAGGAGGTTTTAGAATTAAGGATTTTCTATCTTCTATGTTGAAATTTTTTTTCAGTCCATTTATAAGACGTTCGACCCCATACAATTCCATTCTCACAGATGGTCCAGAATTTATAGGCTTTCCGTTGATTGCTTTTGATTTTTTTTTAGGCACTTTAATCAATGAACCGTTGTATTTTAAATAAATAGAAAATAATTCTAAATGTTTTTTGTCTTTTTCACTTATTCCTATTACAATTTCTCTTCTTTTAGTTTTAATACAACCATCAGCAGCAATGAAACCTGCCCAATATGAATTTATTTCGTTAATTTTTTCGAAAAAATTAAAATCTATATTATATTTCCTATTTTTGCCTCTTGTTAAAAATCCTCTTTTTTCATGGGAATATTTTTCACATCCAATAACTTTAGCTCGATAAGATATTGCGCAAACAGTTCTATTAGGCAATTTTTTTATTATTTCTTTGCGAGACATTTTGCCAAAATTATTTTTAAGTATTTTATCTTCACTTTTTGCCCATTTTATTTTTTTGATTTTTTTTAATATCACTGCACGCTCCAAAAACTTGAAAATCTTTATCACCTTTGCAACTACTTACTATAGCGCCAGTTCCAGCCATTTCTTTTAATTTTTTTTCTACCCATTCTTTAAATGTCATCATATAGGTTTTCCTTTCAACACTTGTCCAACTACCTTAAGTGCAGCTAATAAGTTATCTGGTATTTCTTGCTGTTGAGCCGCCATACCCTGTATTTGCTTAATCAACTTGTCAAAATAGACCTGCAACAGTTGTTTTGCCATTGGGTCAGCGAACTTATCCTTCATATTCCAAATTTTCATATAGTTATTTGGCAAATCTTGTACAACACTGCTAATATCACTTGCAGCTTGTTTCATTGGTTGTGCAGTTGGTTGAGGAGCGGCAGCAGTTTGGGTAGGTTTTTGATTAGGCTTAATCGGCCTTTCCATCTGTTGCGAAGCTGTTACAACTTGCTGTATCGCATCATTTTCAGATATATTCTGTCCCATTTTCTTGCTAACAGCCATTGTCATAGGTACAGCATATTCTTCTGCACCTTCTTCGCTCCAAAGTTTAAATATGAACTGCAATACTGACTTGGCACTGTTCACACCACTCTTCATTAACTGATCTAATGAAAATGCTTGCTCTGTTTTGCTAAATTCACCCGTATTTTCGTCATAATAAGGCATAGGCACAGATTCGCCATTCAATAAAGAATCAAAGAAGCTCATCATTACTTCATCTTCTTTGCCCTTTACTTCTGCACTAAAATTAGATTTATTGAAGTCTTTAAACTTTCGTGCAATGTCTTCCATTTCAGAGGAAGAAGATTTGCTGTAAAGGTCAGGTCTTAGTTCCTTTAATTTATCTGACAATTGTGACATGGCCATTTCTCTTGCTTTGTCTTCAAGTTTCTCTCCACTAAAACCTTGTGATTCAAGCTCTTTTGTTGCTTTGCTCATTAATTCATTCATTGCAGCAACTTCAGTCTTTAGCTTATCTCTTGTATTATCAACCATTTGAGCAAAATCATCACCTAATCGTGACGCAATCAAATTTCTCTTTGTTTTGAAGTATGCGTCAATTTTGTGGTTAATTTGTGGAACATTCCAAATCATTCTGGTAGGTTGATAAGTAACGTTTCCAGAAGGATCAATAATAGGTTCAGTCTTTGGATTAAGCCATGTTCTACGAGTATCCCAACCAGAATTACCAGAAATACCAGCATCAGTAGAGATAATATCAGACAGACTACCTTTTTCTGCGTCTCCTGAACTCGCACTTACTGTTTTGGCACCACCTTTTTCTCTTTGTCTACGTCCCGGCAAATCACCAAAAGCTGCTTGCGATAAATCCCTTGTTAAATTCATCACATAATTAGCTCTGTCTTGTTTCAAATCAGAGTCTTCACCCTTTACATTGGTTAAACCCGATTCAGGGTCATAAACACCTAAACGTGGATGATTTAAATTTAAACCAAGTAAAGCTGCTGCAACATTAGCCAAATCAGGATGAATTCTTTCCAACATGTCTACTACAGCCTTTGGTAATTCATTGCTTTTTCTAGCCCAACTTATAAAATAACCGATTTGTTTAAAAGACAAATCAAATAATTCTTGCCAGTGCTTATCGATTGCTGTTCTTAATTGATCTTGTTCCATATCGGCAGGAACAATCTTTCTTTTTCCTTTATTCGTTGACCAGCCAATAGGATAAAATCCACCTGCTTTGCTCCAAGGGTCTTTAGAACCAGCAAATTCAGAAGAAGCCACATGATATAAGTCTCTTTGATTTTTCTTTAAATGATCAACCTGTTCGGGAGTTAGAATATCATAATTTGTTAGCAATTTAGATAACTCATTGACCTGAGCCGCCCTTTTTGCTGCTGTACAAGTTTGATATATATGACTCCAATTTCCAGGAGTTAATGGCCCAAGCTGGGGACAAAGTTTTTCATAATTGTCAACGAATTCCTTGTTTCTTGTTGCTAGAATATATTTTTGATCTAATGATAAATCAAAAATTCTCGGCAATATTACGCCTGGCTTCAAATATGGCATTAGTACATTTTTTGTAACCTGCTTTTCCTTGCCATCTTTTGAAACCTCGACATAATTTATTTTTCTTTCAAAAGCAGGAAGATTAATGGGTACACGCTTACCACCAATTGCTGAAGGGCCGTGATTAAAGCTTTTATTGTCGTCCTCTCCCACTCTTAGTTTCAATCTTTTATCAACAGCATCTGGATTTACTTGCTTTGTTGCTACAGTTTGACCAGTTATAGGGTCTTTTACTTGATTAGGAACTTCCCCTAATAATCCTAAACCTTGTGCTTTTAACCAATTGGCAAGTAGTTTTGAAGCAACAACTGGCCTTAAGACTGCCATCCCTTGGAAAGAATTATACCTATCTTTTTTCATCTTGTCTCTTGCTTTTTCTATATTTTGCGGAGTCCTTTCTTTCCCTTTTGGAACTACAATATCTTCATCAGGAATAGAATCAATATACTCATCTGAAACTTCTATTGGATGAGAAAGATCGTAATCGTGTAAACCTCCAGAATATTTGCTTCTATGCTTCTCACTTTCTGGATTAGTTTCGAATGGGTCTATGTCTTCAATACCTGGACCTTCTGGATTGTCCTTGTAATATCCCATTGGGTTATGACTTTTTCTATATTTTATAGGCTTTTCTAACATCTGCATTAACTGTTTAAAACCAGTATAAACATTGTAGAATTTATATTTCTTGCCGCCCATTCCTCTTAAAGTAATTTCTGGAATTTCATCAGGGATAGAATCATAACTACCTTTTTTTCCATTAGGGTCTTCTTCTCTAAGTTTTGATACTTGAATTAAACCTTCATTATATCTCCATTGTAAAGCTTGGGACCACAAAGACACTGGAAATTGTGACAAAAACTTCATATCATCCTCAGTCCAAAGCAAAGGAGCTTTAGATTGATTGCCAGCATAAGCCATTGGAGAACCTTCTTTGTTCTCTGTAAGCTTTTCTCTAGCCTCTTGCAGCTTTGTAAATCTCCAAACATCCCATTCTTTTGAGATATAATCAGAAAAAGATTTTGTACGCATTTTGAATTTTCCTAAACATATATATTTATAATGTCAACAAATTGCGACAACAATAACATCTTTATTGACTTGCCAAGAAGTTCCACTGGCTGTTCAAATGGAGATTGCCTAAGCCTCACCGATCCAGTAGGTTGTGGCAAGATAGGGGCAAGAAAATACCGTGAAAAGGTACGAGAACAAATAAAAGACTATGTTCTCCTTATGTTAGGTGCGCCAGTAGTCAAAATTGAGCTAGATAACCAAAACTTAGATGGTGCTGTCGATCTAGCTCTCCAAGTCTTCGAAGAATGGGCACCTAGAGAATATTTTACCTATTATGTTTTTAATACAACAGCCGGAAAAAGCGTCTACACAATGCCAGCTGATGTAGGATTTATTAGAAATGTCTTTTATAAGAAACAACCGAGTCTAAGCTTTAATGCTAATGATTTAGGCGGGGCGTTACCTATAGAATATTATTATCCGGGTGGAAGTTATGCTTCTATGCAAGGAGGTTTACTTGATCCAAACCAACCTATTTATGGTAGAATGGGCGAATGGGTTTTGTACAAGCAATACGACCAAATGTATAATAGATTAAGTTCACAAATTGGCGGCTGGGAATGGGTTGATGGCTATTGCAATATTAAATTATACCCGATTCCATGCCGTTGCTGGCCTGTAATAGTAAATTATTTACAGAAGAAGCCTGACTTTAAACAAGTAAGTTCTGCGATGCAAGAAGGCGCTTTGGCTTTCGCTAAAATTATGTTAGGTAGAATACGAAGTAAATATAAGCAACTGCCTGGACCTCAAGGCGGCATTCAATTAGATGGAGAAAATTTACTCCAAGAAGGAATGCAAGACAAAAAGGATTGGGAAGAAAGATTAATTAATCGCTGGGGGGATTTGCCTTACATTTCTCTCGATTGACAACATATGTTTTTTGCATTACAATAATAAGTTATGATTATTGAAGAAAAGTTAGACAAATCTTACAAAAAAGTTAGGTTTGTTGATATTGTTTGGTTTAAATGTGATTATTGTGGAGCGGAATTTCAAAGGCAAAAGCATAGTAGAGAAAAATGCAATAAGCATATTCAAAAAGATAGTTGTGGAGCTAAAGAATGTAAACTAAAGAAAAAAGAAGAAGTGTCGTTGCTTCTTCATGGCGAAACAAACATATTTAAAACAAATAAGTTTAAAGATGATATGAAGGAGAAATGTTTAAAAGAAAACGGAGTGGAATATTATTCTCAAACAAAAAATAATAAAGAAAAAAGAAAAAAAACTTCTCGTAAGAATTGGGGAGTAGACCATCCTATGCAGTCTTCTGAAGTAAGAACTATACAACAAGAAAGTTGCGAAAAAGTGTGGGGAGTAAAAAATATTTCTCAACATCCTGATTTTAAAGAAATGCAAAAAAATGGATATCAAGAGGCTTCTGGATTTGATCATCCGATGTTAAATCCTGTTAGTTTGAAAAAAAGGGAAGATACTTGTGAAAGCACATTTGGGAAAAGAAATTATACTCAAACCGAAGAATATTGGACTAACAGGACAAAAAAATGTCTTGACGAAAAAGGCGTTTTGCATGAATCACAATTGCCAGAAAACAGAGCCAAGGCAAAAGAGACAATGAAATCCAGGTATGACAAGGATTATTATTCTCAAACAGATGAATCAAAATTGAATTATAGAAATGTTTGTATGGAAAGGTTAGGCGTTCCTAATCCATTATGTTTAACAAAAAATCAAAAATATGGAAAAGCAGAAAAAGAATTGAAAGATTGGTTGAATTCTATGGGCTTTTCTTTTGAAAATGATTATTTGTTGTTGGAAGGAAAAGAAATTGATTTATATGATCCAAAAATAAACGTAGCAATAGAGTATTGTGGGCTTTTTTGGCACAATGAAGATTCTCCTCAACCTAGAGATGTAAAATATCATTACGATAAATATATTAAATGTTTAGAGAAAGGCATTAGATTAATTACTATATTTGAAGATGAATGGAAATTTAGAAATAAACAAGTCAAAGGATTTTTGCAATCTGTTTTAAACAAAAACACAGAAACAATATATGCTAGAAAATGCAAAGTTCAACAAGTAAACAGAAAAATATTTAATGAATTTTGTAATCAAAATCATATTCAATATGGTAATAACTTAGGGTCCGTGTTTTTTGTTTTGGAGTATAAAAAAGAAATTGTTGCTGCCATGTCATTAGGAAGACATCATAGAGGATACCTAGACATAATAACCTTAGACAGATTTTGCGTGAAATCAGGAATAAATGTGGTTGGAGGGGCGGCAAGGTTGTTTGAACGTTGTAAAGAATGGGCTAATAATAATAATAAAGAAGAGATTAGAACTTGGAGTGATAATAGATGGAGTCAAGGTAATGTATATAAAAAACTAGGATTTGAGCTACTAATAGAAGAAAAAGCAGATTATTCTTATGTGTCTACAAAGAAACCTAAATTAAGATATAGTAAACAATCTCAACAAAAGAAGAAAACCAATTGCCCTCCAGAATTAACAGAAGTGCAATGGGCTAATGCAAGAGGTTTTAGCCGCATTTGGGATTGTGGCAAGAAAACGTGGATATACAAAATAAAAGAGGAATGAGTTGCCCCATTCCTCTTCAACAACAGCCTATTATACCCTACCACACCACACCCTAATAGGTCAGGTTAGGCAAAAGTATTATTTCAAAACTTATTTCTTTTGTCAAGCTCACTTCTCCAAAAACCCTTCCATTGCCTCATAAACTTCATCTTTATCTGGGCCAATTGTTAAGAAATGGTTCCCAGAAAATGTCATTAGAATAGATTTTGGAATGTGATTGGCTAGTTGTGCTTGTTCAAACTTAACAAAGCTGTCATTTAGGTCATGAAGTATTAGAGTTGGGCAATTGATGGAGCTAAAATTAAAGACTGGCATATTTTTGAAATTATATGCATCATTGTTAAAGCCATCTATGCGTTTTCTTTTTGGCATGAGTAATTGGAGATAAGCTTTATATTGTGGGGCAAAGAATCCGCCTAATCTTAGAATCCAATTTTGCCAAAATATTCTAGAAAGCAAACCAATTTTATCAGGCTTAACTAACGCAGAGCAAAGAATTAGTTTGTCTACTTTTTCTGGAAATAGTTTGACAAATTCTAAGGCATATGGTCCACCACCTGAATGAGCTAATAATGATGTTTTGTTGATGTTTAGCTTATTTAGAAGATCGAAAAACATCCAAGCTTGATCTGTGATGCTGCTTGGACCATTGAGGGGAGTTCCTAGATATCCAGGTCTAGAAGGGCTAATAATTCTGAACTTGTCTAGAAGACCTTCAAAGAGTAAAATGTGATCTGATCCTGAAGGTGTTCCGCTAAATAATACAACCGGGTTCCCATTTCCTTTGTCGATATATTCCATTCTTTACTATAGTAGAGCATATGAAAAAAAACAGTAGTTGTCTTATCTGGTGCTGGGTTATCTAAAGAGAGCGGGATTCCAACTTTTAGTGATTCTACTGATGGTTTGTGGCATAATTATAAGGTGGAGGAAGTTGCGGACCATAATGCTTGGAAATGGAACAAAGAAGTGATGTTACAATTTTATGCAGATAGATGGAACAATGTGCAGGCAGCAGAACCTAATGCGGCACATAAGGCTATAGCTAAGTTACAAGAAAAGTATAATGTAATCAATATAACTCAAAATGTAGATGATTTGTTGGAAAGGGCTGGGTGTATGAATGTGTGGCATCTGCATGGAAGCTTGAGTTTTAGGAAGTGTGAGTGGCATAGTTCTATAGCTAAAAACGATAAATTTAGTTGTAACTATAAGATTGTTCATAATAAACCTGCCACGATAAATGATTTTTGTCCTTTGTGTGGTGGACATTTAAGGCCAGATGTTGTTTGGTTTGGTGAGGCAGTAGATTTACAAGATAAATATTTGGAACAGTTAAAGAGAGAAGCTGATATATTTATAGGGGTTGGAACGAGTGCCCAGGTTTATCCGGCAGCTGGTTTGATATTTGAATTTAAGGATACTGAAAAGAAATATTGGGTTGATCCAGAGCCTCCTTTACGATTGCATAGTTTTACTAAATTTGCAGGTAAAGCAGGAGAACAGATGCCTAAATTGGTTGAGGAGTTGTTAAATAAAGATAATGACTAATATATATTTTAGTCAACATATTAATTAAATCAATTAAAGGTAATTATGTCTAGTAATATGGGATTAGGACCGCTTGGTGGGCCAAATATAATTTTCAAGCGAAAATTTAGATGGAGATTTAGTTTAAGTTTCACATGTGGTTCGAATACTGAATATTTTTGGGCTTCAAATGTATTTAGTGGTAGTCGCCCAAAAATAAATATAGATGAAGTAGATGTTCATTATAATGGTCAAAAATATAAAATACCTGCACAAGAAGTTACTTATGAGCCTATAGAATTTAGTTTTTATGATGTAGTTGGTTTAGACTTGAATTCATTATATAGATGGATTCAAATTTATATGAGAACAAAAGACCCTTTTAGTGTGAATGTGCCACCTTGTCAGAGTGCATTTGGCAGAATTATATTAGAGATGTTAGATGGGTGTGGTAATGTTGTTGAAACTTGTGTTTTATGGGATGCGTGGCCTTCCAGTGTAGATTTTGGCGAACTTGATATGTCGCAGCCTGATGCATGTATGATAAAAATGACTGTGACATATAATGCAGCATCAATTAATTCAAACCTATGTGATAATGATGATTGTGGAGTTTGTCAAGATGCTTTTGTTGATGATTTTGGTAATTTTATATCAATTGCTACTGATCATTGTCCTTTATATGTAGGAGACACAGTTGTAATTAGTGCGAATATTGTTTTCGCAAATCCACAATATAGTGGTCTTATTGAATTGAGTGCAACGTCTCGAACTGATAGTGATCAAGTTATATGTATATCATCTGATGATCGTCTAGTTGAAAGGTATCCTGATTTAGTCGAAGAGATATATATTAATATAAGTTTGCCATTGACGGCTAGTGCTGTAGGTGAACCAGTTATTTTACGGTGTATTTGTAACGGAGAAATTCTTGAATGTGAAATTTTACCGCTTCCACCTGAAATTGGATTGTGTTGTGCGCCATATGTGCCTTCAGACATATTGCCTGTGTGTTCATTGCCTGCTCAATGTTCTTAGGAGTTTTTATTGGAAAATATTGAAAGTTTAGGATTTTCTATTGTTTTTGACTTTATTACTGTTGAAGAAGAACAAGAATTAATGAAAAATATAAAGTCTGGGACTATAAAAAAACTAAAAACAGAAATAATATAATGAGGTATGGTTCGGATTTGCCTTATAAAAGCAATATGGTGTCTTCTATTATTCCTGAGTATTTTAATTTCATTTTAGATAGATTGGTTGAAAAAAACTTAGTTAAAACCAGACCTGCTTCTGTAACTATAAATGAATATTTTGAAGGGCAAAAAATATCAGCACATATTGATAGCAAAGAAAGCGGTCAAATAATTACAGTTTTAAGTCTTTTAAGTGAAACAAAAATGATTTTCTCTAAAAGAAAAGAAAAGTTAAATTATACAGTGCCATTGCCAGCTAAAAGTTTAATGCAAATTAGTGGAGAAATTAGAGATAGCTGGGAACATTCAACAGAACCAGCAATAGATTTACGATATTCTATTGTTTTTAGATGTGCTGACTAGGAGAATTAAATGGATTGGTATTGGTGTGAGACATGTAATTGTGCTTGCATAGTGTGCGAAAGATGTAAAAACACTAGTTGCAATGGTGGTGGTTGTGATTTTTGTCATGATACATTTGAGGAAGCTTCCAAGTTAAGCGGTAGTATGTCTAAGGAAGGATTGCCTGTGCTTAAATCTATTTTTACCAATTTTCCTTGCCGCTTTGATAACCTTTAGCAAAGCCAACCCATTTGCTGAATAATATCAACTTTTAGGCCCCGGCTTTAATTTTACAGGTTTTAATTTCTCCATGTGTCTGTCAGGTTTACCCTTCAAATCATACATCATATTATAAACCTGTTTTGTAATCTCAGCGGCATTCTCTCCACTACATTTCTCACTACTCTGTATGGAAACAGTTCGCCTATCTTTATTGTAGAAACCTTTTGACGCAACAAAACATTTTTCTTTGTCATTCCAAGAGACAAGCACAGTCCATTCTCCATCATCCCAATTGCGGCTAGAAATCAATATTCTAATAGGTTTTTCAGCATAAACATGCTTAACATGAAAGTCATATTGCTTAATGCCAGCAGAAACATAGCCAAGTATTATTTTCGCTCCTGCTGATAAAATTTCATCTTGCGTAGTTCTATAATTAACTTCAATACTATATCTAGTGCTATCTGCGGTTTCACAAATTGTTGGTTTAAAATTAATGAAAAAAAGCCATTCGCCTATTTCTTCATTCTCAAGAAATGATCTAAAACTCATAAAACTATTTTTTTTGCTAACCAATTTTTGAATTCCTCTTTATTATATGTATCATTTTTAAGTTGGTTTTCTTTTTTAGAAATAGGCCTTAAATTATCAAGACAATTAATGATTTTTATGTCTTTAATGCCAAAATCACAAAAAGCCTTTATTGGAAATATATGATCTATGTGCCATACATCCTGACTAATTAATCCCCAATTAGCAAAAGAAGTTATATGTTCCATTAATTGTTTGCTACTGTAGCCTAATGATTTATTGGTAGTAGCATATTTTTTTTGATTAGTTATTTTTAAAGTTCTTTGTAAGATACGACGGCATCTCTGTCTAAAGTTATAATTTAGTTTAAGCTTTTCTCTGTCTTCCATCCACATATGATTATTTTTACCTGTTCTAGCTTTAGCTCCACATTTCATACATAACTGATTTTGGTACAGAAAAGCAGTTAAACAGATTTTAGCTACATTGTTGCAGACACATCTATACAAAAGAGGCGATCTGTTATTGTCATAAGACTCAGCCAATAAAACGCATCCTCTTTCACTAAAAAAGACTTTAACTTCTTCTAAAGAATATTTCTTTTTTCTGCCGGTAGGATCACAAAATCCACATCGCCTCCCACCTAAAAATTTATTCCAACTAATTTTAGATTCTCTACCACATTTGCAGATATATTTCATTTTATACGTAGCAGTTCTATAGTCTTCTAAGAGAGTGCAACCACAATCTTGGAAATACCTATATATTTCTTCTTTTGTTCTTGATTGTATTGACATATCCAAATACTATTTTATATAGTATTCAAATATAATATTTTTATTTAAAACTACATACCATTATGAAGTTTAATCATTGGATATTCAAATTGCCAATTCTTAAAAATTTTGACGCTATCTCTCTACCCTGGAATACTTACTTTAAATACCCTAAAAACGAAGTTGATCCAGAAACTATAAAACACGAAGAAATTCATATAGCCCAAAGAAATAATATTGGCAACACAAGATTCTATATACAGTACATCTGCGAATTTATGCGAAACTTCATTAAATACTGGAATTTTGATGAAGCTTATAGAAATATTAGTTTTGAGAAAGAGGCTTATAAACATGAAGACATTTAACGAATGGCTGCAAGAAGAAGGTCTGCAAGATTTCATAGGTAAACAATATATTGGTGCTGCGGGCGGGGTATTAAATGCAGGCAAACAAGCCTTACAGCTTCCTTTTAAAGTAGCAGGCTCTGTATGGAAAAATCGTAATGAACCTGTTGGAAAAGGATTGGGGAATGTTGGTATGGATGCACTGAAAGCCGCTGGAGATATTCCCATGGAGAACCAAACAGCAGCAGATATAAATGCAGCATTTCAAGGCATGACTGGTGCTTTTCATGATATGAAGGGTCGTAAAATAACCGAATATGCTCAAAGAATTATAAATGGTGAAAAACCTGAAATCGTTTTACAAGGTTTTAATCAAAACGGAGCTATGTGGACATCAGTAATGCAAAAGGTTCAACAATTACAGGGACAAAATACATTTAGCGTTAGCACATTAGAAAATAAATTGGGAATTAAAAATGGTTCTTTATCAATAACACCTAGTAAGGATAAGAGGTATATTTTTGTTCGTAATCGCTTTAATGGGCAGTCAATTTCAGTAAATCCAAATCCACAAGAAATAGAAGCAGCAGCTAAGAAATTATTTGGTTTAGTGTAAAATGATTATTCCTGAAAAAATCAATATTGCATTTAGAGCCGGGTTAGGCGACATATCTATTTGTTATTCTGCTCCTTTTTCTAAACCTCTTTCTAGAACTGCTTGTAATTGGTTAAAATACACTTGGCAAAATGAATGTCCTTATGTAATTTCTTTGAAAGAAAAATATCCTTTTGTTAAAGTTCGTGCCGTTATTTGTACAACTTGCAATCATACTCATGAATTGTTTAAGTACAATCCTTATTTTGATGAAATTTCTAACTATAGTTGGACTGAATATAGTGAAAGTTTTTTAGAAAGACGATCTTTAGGATTGCCTTATTTGAATGAATTACCTGAATTAAAAGCTACTTTAGAGCAAAAGAGAATGCAATTTTTCTTATCTCCTGAAGAGAAATTGGTAGAAATTTCACAACCGTATGTAGGATTGCACTTATTTGCTGGAGATGATGAACGTAGATGGTTTGACAAGATTGGATATGATGGTTTTTATAGACTAGTTGATTTAATTGTTGATGCTGGTTTTAACGTGGTTTTATTAGGAGGAAATTCAAAAAGACATGAGGTTGGACATTATAAGGAAATACAGGAAGTTTTTTCATATGATAGGTTAAATGTTTATAATTTGCTGGATAAATATTCAGTAAGATTGCATTGTGATGTTGTTTCTCATGCTAGGGCTATGATTGGAACAATATCATGTTACTGTTCTTTGGCTACAAAATTTAATGTTCCTGTGTTTTTGGTAGCACCTGCTTGGCAGAGATGTTTATATGAAGGCGAAGATGGCGGTGAAGAGAATATATTTGCAGAAATGAAAAAACAGGGAACTTGGATTAATTACCAAGATGGAGATGGCAATTTTGCAGCTGAGCTTGAGAATTTAGAGACATTCTTAAAAGGATTAAAATGAGGAAATATTTGCCTACCTTGTCTGAACTGATAGATAGACTTAGTATTATTCAACTTAAAGAATGTAAAATACCAGAACATAAACAGCAGTATGCTCAAGAAATTCAGGATGTATTGCATGATATACAACAAATAATTGATGAGAGTAATGTTATGTTAGATGCTAATACAATAAGAGCTATAATAGTTGTTGCTCAAATGAATTCCCATATTTGGTATAATGAAGCAAATTACAGGAAGGGCATTAAGGATGGTAATAATTTAGAATTAAGTCATGGTTTAAATGGGCTTAGATGTACAGCAAAGAACAAAATTCAAGAAATTGTTGGTGGCCGAAAAGATTACAAAATTGATTGTCTTGCTGAAGATTTTAAAGGTTGGGATATTAGCTGGTAATATGAATACTTTTTATGATCATATCTATAAAGAAGCGGATAAAATTATGTTATCCTAGACCAATGGGTTTTTGCTGTTCCTAGGAGTGGTTATGTAGGAACACATCCAACAGCGGCATTTTTTGGTTCCACATCCTAAATTTAATTGCATAAAATTTCCTTTATAGATTCCTCTGAAGATGGCATTTGCATAATTAAATTAGCTTTTTTTACAGAAATATTTTGATTTACCACAGGCAATTGAGGGTAAGCTATATTTGGGAATAAATCAATTAATTTTACATGGGGAAAACCAGTTATATTAAAAATTTCATTCTTAATATCTTTTTCTATAAGTAAATTTATAAATTTCATTATAAATTTTGCATGTATAAATTGCATCTTACTTTCACCAGATACCCATAGTTTTTTGTTATTTAATATATCAAAAATTGGTCCTTTTTTCATTCTTGGACCTATGGGGCCATTTAACCTTAGGATGTTCCAATTTTTACACCTGTTTTTTACTATGCATTCTGCGATGTATTTGCTTAGACCGTATTTGCTTATTTTAGATACATCTATATTTTCCAAGAATTAGAGAGAAACAAATAGATTGGTTATTGAAACATCAAAAAGAAAAAGGACTTGCTAATTGAGAATAATTAACTGATCCGATTATATTAGCGTGAGAACTTGTGTCTCCTAAATTTTCATTTAAATCACCATTTTTCGGTTAAAATAACGATATTCATATTGAATATATATGTAAATGAATTTCTCAATTGTATTGGCAAGTAGAGAAAGAACAGAATTATTGTACAATTTAATTAAAAGTGTGCAAGAGACTACTGACGATCTAAATAATGTTGAGCTATTAGTAGCAATCGATGATGATGATGTTGTATCCCAAAATTTTAAAGAAAAAATTAAGGAGTATTCATTCGTTAGAATTTATAGTAGACCTAGAACGACTATGTTAAATAGGGATTACTTAAATTGGCTTCATGTACACTTTGCTACAGGAAAGTATTCTATCATATGTAATGATGACACTTTATTTAAAACCCCAAAATGGGACCAAATTGCTTTTGAAAAATTAGAAAAGTATCTTTCAGATAAACCAGATGGTATAGTTTATGGATTTATAAGTGATACTTTATTAATAAGAGCAGGTGGGCTAAATTACAGTTGTTTTCCTTTAATATCTAGAAAAGGGGCAGATGCATTAGGATTCGCAATACCTCCACAATTTGCAGCATGGTCAGCAGATATAGAATTATTTAAAATTTATAGTGCGATAGATCGAGTGTGTGATTTGTCTGAAATAATGATTCAGCATGTTTCTTATCATAGCGGATTGAGAAAAAAAGATAAAATAAATTTATATGTAGCTGCTATTAGCAATTATCCAACTATAAATATTCAACATTATACTGAATTGCTAAACAAGGAAATTAGGAAATCTGATTCATTTCAAGAAATATCCTTTCTTTAATCGTTTAATATTTTTCTTTTAAGATTTATTTTTGTAGAATTTTCCACATCATTTCTTGCTGCGATACCAAATTTTTTTTCTAACATATTTAGATAAGTTATATTGGTGAAATATTTAATCCAAGCTTGATCCCTAAACTTTAATATCTCTGCGGCTGATAGATACTTGCTTGGGAGATTCTGCGTCCAATAAGAATGTTGGCTATATCCTTCATATTTATCTGGTAACTTCCATCCATTTGTTTTAGCTTGATAGTACAAAGGACTTCCAGGGTAAGCTTGTGTGGCATAAAAATTAGCATTTTCTGTATTTAAATCCATTGCAAAATCTAGTGTTTCTTGCATAGTTTGCAAATTATCTTCTGGCAAGCCAAAAATATAATTTGCACAAACATTTATACCTGCATTTCGAATTTCATTTACAACGTCCTTTATTTTAACTTCTTTATAACCGCCTTTAATTACATCTTTTCTTACTGTTTGATTAGGACTTTCAATTCCAAGAGCAATCCAGTTAACTCCAGCTTTCTTTAATGCTTCTAGATATTTTAGCTTAGTGCAATCGACTCTTCCATAACACCATATGTTAAAATTGTATTTTCTTTCACTGATTAATTCACACAACTTCATAAAATGTTGTTCCCTAAGAATAAACATTTCATCAGCAATTTTAAGGTTCCTGATACCCATATTTGCAAGTTTATCTAATTTATTAATTGTAAACTCTGGTTCCCAATATCGGAAATTGGCGCTTTTATTGCTTGTAGCGTCAGGGCTATTATCTTCACGATTAATTATGTTTATCATGCAAAATAAGCATTTAAATGGACAGCCAAGACTAGTATAAATCGATGCAAAAGGACTTTTTATAGAATTATTAGGCCAAGAATGCCATCCTGCTGTGCGGTATTTTGTTGGAGAAGGTAATAAGTCCCATGCTATGCCTGGTAGTTCTTCTTGCAATTTGTCTTGTGGAATTATTGGATCAATTTGGTTTAAATGATATGTTGTTTTGCCATCATTATATTTAAATCCTAGTCCTTTTATTTTTTCCAGCAAAGAAGTGTCATTAAAGTTATCACACATTAACAAATTACTTATCGTTTTGATTCCTTCATTTTGGCATATCAAGTCAACACAATCTTCTTGTAAAACTTCATATGGTAATGCAGAAACATGACCGCCAACAAATAGTATTTTTATATGGCTAATTTTTTTAAGTTCTTGGGCTAGTGCAATTGCACCTTTCATATTTTGACTTGACGCCGAAGGTTGCTGCCCATAAACCACAAAACAAGCAATTCTTGGATTAGCTTCTACAATCAAGTTAGTAGCTTCTTTATAGTTTAATCTTTCTGCTTCACAATCGAGAATTTGCACTCCATAGCCTTTCATGCGACAATGCTGAGCTAGCATGCCTGCCCAAATTGGTGTTTCAATTCCAGAATGTTCTTTGCTAAGACCTTGATATATTTCTTCCGAAGCATTTGAATGAATAAATAAGATGTCTAATTGCATTATAACCTCTCGAAAAATTTCTTAATAGAATCTGTCAAATAAATTAAATCATCATCTGACAAATAATAGTGACAACCAACATGAATGCCATAATCACCAATATAAGTGGCTACTGGATACTTTTCTTTTTCATTAATATAGCCAAAAGTGCCATGATCAGGGATACTGCCAAAATTTCTTTTCCAGTGAATTGAACTTTCATACAAATGAGTTTTTAAGTCCCCAAGTTTATCTTTATATTTAGGTTTTAAAGTTATACTAAATCCATGCGGGCAATTTGTATCTCCTTCATCTTCTTCAGTAAACCAGGCAATATCTTCAAAGTCAACTAATGCTTTTCTTATAAAATAATAGTTCTTTTTGCGTTTGTTGAAAATATCCCAAAATTTATCAACTGTACCTAAAAGTAATGCGGAATGAATATCAGATTGTTTAAGATTTAGCCCATAACGAGGATGATCAAAATAAAGTCCACTTCTTCTGCCATGTGATCTTATGGATTTGATTAAGCTATCTATCTCTTCACAATTCGTTAAACAAGTTCCACCTTCAGCACCTACTAAAAGATGCCCGACGTAATGAGATGAAGTTTCAATGTCAGAATATTCTAAACAATGTCTTCCTTTATATTTGTTGCCAGTACCTTCGCAATTATCAATTATTACCGCTAAATTATATTTTTTGGCTATTTCTGCAATTTTATCCATTTTAGGAGGTTTACCTATTAAACTTACTGCTTTGATAGCTCTTGTTTTTTCTGTAATGGCTTCTTCAATCAAATCAGTGTTGATATTCATATCGTAACCAACATCAACAAATTTAGGCGTCAAAGAAGCTGCTCTAATTGCATTTGCTGTGGCTATGAAAGATAAAGCCGGGCAAATGACTTCATCATGCATTTTGGCATTTTTAATATCATAAAGCGAGATGCAAGCCGCAATTCCAGCGCTTGTTCCTGAATTAACTGCCGAACAGTATTTGTAATTAAAAAGTTTTGCAAATTTTTCTTCAAATTCTTTTGTTTTATTCCCTATCGATACCCAATTTTTCTCCAGGCAATCCATTACTTCTTTTTTGCATAATTCATTAGCTCTAAATTCTCCAAATTCAATTTTATGCATAATATAAATCCCCAAATTCAGTAATTAAAGTGGTCCCATTTCTTTCATAAGCATCCTGATAAGCTGGAAATATTTGATCCGCTGCCGTTAATTCCACAATTTTTATATTTTTAAGTAATTTTTTGAATGCTTCTGTAAAGTTTCCTGCATGTTGAACTCCTGGATATATTGGTTTTGTTGTACCCACCGCAGTTCTTATAATTAATTTGGGCATATAATCGCTTTTTGTAAGTTCTGGAAAATTATCTAATAAATTTACCATTTCAGACATTGCAAGTAATAAAAAATTGTGTCTTGGAAATACCGAAACGCACATATGTCCGGCAATAGCCCATCCAATAGAGATTCCAAATTGAAATTGTTCAGCAACTGGAAACTCAACTTTTTTTTCTTCTGAAATGTTCTTGAAAGTTGAAGACATAAATGTGCCTCCATCTTTCACCCCCTGGCCTATGAAATGAGTGTTTTTATCTGCAAGCCATTCCATAGATTTACACAATTCATCGAAGTAATTAGAAAGCAACTTTAGCTCCTGTTCCACTGTGAGGATATTTATTGATGTAATTATAATAAATTAACTTAGGATGATCCCAATCTAACTGAAGTTTTTCACACCCCCAAGTTTTTTTAGTATCAGTTAAAACACTAACCCCATTATCCTCACAAATCCAATAAATAGGCAAATCAAAATTTTTACTGTATTTCATAGCTTCGTGTGCTATTCCAGACATAATTGCCATATCACCTAAAAACACAAAAACACGTTGTTTACTGGACTGAGCAATCCCTACAGCAACTCCTATTAAATTGCCAACTATACCACTAGCAAAAAATCTGTGTTCAGGAAAACATAATGATATACTTAAACCATCTAATATTCTTTGTTTTACTTTGTCGGCAGGAATTCCTTTTAAAAGAGCGTGTAAATGAGATGCCCATGTACTTAAAACATAATCTTCTTCTTTAATGTTCTTAAATATTTCTATTAAATGATCCTCACATCCTCCTCTTAAATGAATTGGATATTTTATTAATCCTTTTATATCTTCTTCAAAAGCTACAAGGTCTTCTTTTATCATTTTCTTATACCAGGGTAGTTATTTTCGAACCAATTAATTGTTTTTTTAATTCCTTCTTCTAATTTAGTTATTTTAAAATTAATATAAGGTTTTATTTTATTTACATTTGCAACAGGTCTTTTTAATTGACCTGGCAGGATACTGGATTCCCAAATAATTTTCCCTGTAAACTTAAAATTATCAGTTATTAAAAAAACTAATTCTTCTACAGAAACTTCTTGACCTACAGAAACCATTACAGCTTCTAAATCTTCATTTATAGTATTTGTTATAATTTGAGCGAAATCCTCAGAGAACATAACTTCTCTTTTTACATTTTTATCTCCAAAAACTATTAACGGTTTATCTTCTTTTTTGGCTAAAAAGCACTTATGAATTAATGCTGGAATTACATGACATCTATCCAAGTTGAAGTTATCATTAGGGCCGTAAAGAGTGCAGGGAATGTAGTAATTGTATTTTAGCCCATATTGTTCTTTAGCTGTCTTTAAATGAATTTCTGTCATTCTTTTGGCATAACCATAGCCATAGTTTTTAAAATAAGGTAATCCAAATTGAATATTGTTTTCATTTAATTCTTCCAAAGATTCATCGAAAGAACAAGTGGACCCAAAAGCAATTATTTTTTTAATGTTATTTTTTACAGCAGCGTGAATGACATTTGAACTAATGACATTGTTAACATAAAACATTTCTTCTTGATTTTCTGAGTTTAACTTAACGCCACCTACTAAAGCCGCACAATTTATAATTATGTCTGGAGAAAGTTTTTTTATGAAATCATTTGTATTACTGGCATACGTGAGGTCTAGATCAGCAAAAAAATAATCATTTAGTTTAAGAATCGCAGTAGCTAATAATCCTTTGCCAAAAATTAAGACTTTAGTAGTTTGCATATACAGGTGTATTTATCATTTTGTAGGTTTTAATTAGACATTGCAACTTGCTTAAAATATTCTTTTGTTCCGTATTTATTCATTGCTTGATATAATCTGCTTTCTCCCATATTTGCTAATTCTTTGAATTTAGGAAAATACCCTAATTTATTTATAATATCTTTTAATTTAGTTGTTATTTTATTAATGTCCCATTTTATTTTATATCTGAAATTATATCCTAAAATATTGGCAAAATATATTAATCCGCCATTTCGACTTATCGCATCTATTAAACCACCTAGTTTATTTTCTATAAAATCTTTTTGTTTTGGGAATCTTCCTAAACTTGTGATAAAATTTCTTAGATTATATAAAATTTTATCGTATGTCCAATATTTAGAATTGGCTATATAATTAGTTAAATTAATTGGTCTTATTTCTTTGGTATTTAAATTCATAGTTTCGCACATCTTGGTGAGACAAGCTATGATTGAATTAATTGGCTTTTTAAAAACGCCACTTTCTATGTTAATTAATTTTAAATCTAATTCTTTATATAGTTTTTCTTTTTTTTGGCGACGTTTGTTATACTTATCACATCGAGGGGTTTTTCTGTTTTTTTCGTACCCCCACAATTCAATGTAAAAATCATTTATTTTAAAATCAAAACGATATGGTAATCCTTTGTGTATGTACCCATTTACTTCATGCGATATATCCCTAGAATATAAAAATTCATCCACGATCAATTCATTATAACTTAAAACTACATGGCCGTCTGATACCTTTATACAGTTTCCTGTTGGTATATAATTATATCCCATTTTTTCTGCTACATTACGAATGCCCCCATTTCTACGAACAGCTAATTTTCCACCTGAACCTAGATGTTCTTCTATTTGTGTTAGTTTTGGGAAAACTCCATTATTTAATACTATTAATTTTTTAATTTCATAGCTTATATTTTCCCAGAACTGCCAATATTTTTTTGGTTTAGTCTTATTTTCCCATCCCAATAACTTTCCATAATAAAAAATTGATTTTTTGGTTTTTTTTATCGCACCCCATAATCCTCCTGGTAATTCAGTGCAGGTAGGGAAATGCCCTAAATTTTTTGTTATTTTTTTAAGTTCTGATACTATATTATTTTCGGAGTTCCAATACCCCCACGCTTTTTTCATTATGTAAAGGAGTAAGGTTTATATGAATATTTTAGTGACTGGAGGAAAGCTGGATATATCGGTTCAGAATTAATTGCACATTTATTGCAAGATCATGAAGTTACGGTTATTGATAATTTATTGTATGAAAGAATCAGTCTTGTTTCTTATATATCAAATTCAAAATTCACATTTATTAAGGGAGATGTTAGAGATGATGAGCTATTAAAACAATTAGTTCCAAAATATGATATTATAATACCACTTGCAGCATTAGTTGGGGCTAATCTATGTAAATGTAATCCAACAGATAGCTATCTTATAAATTATAGACACGTAAAATTTATAAACGATATAAGATCAAAACATCAAAGAATATTATATCCAAATACGAATAGTGGATATGGCATTACAGACAATAAAGAAATTATAACAGAAGAATCTGTTTTGTTGCCTATCTCCATATACGGTAAAACAAAGTGTGAAGCAGAAGAAGAAATTAAACAATCTGAAAATTACACTATTCTGAGACTTGCAACTGTTTTTGGTATTTCAAAAAGGCCACGGTTTGATTTGCTAATTAATAATCTTGTTTTAAAGGCAATAAAAGAAAAAGTAATTGTATTGTATGAAAGTCATGCTATTAGAAATTATATACACATACAAGATATTTGTAGAGCATTTGTTCATGTGATAGATTCAAATAAAACAATCGATGAAGTATTCAATGTTGGAAATGATTTTCTTAATTGTTCAAAGCTGGATTTAGTAGAAAAAATTAAATCAATTATACCTTTAGAAATAATTAAAGCAGAATATACTAAAGATGAGGACAAAAGAGATTATCGTATAAGCAGTGAAAAATTTTACAAAACAGGATTTATATGTTTATATGATATTGAATATGGAATCAATGAACTCAAAAAATTAGTTGATATGATTGATGAACCGAAGTATGCAAACTATTAGTAATTATTATGATTAAATTTAGTATAATCTGTCCTACCCGTTTTCGTCCTGCTATTTTCCAGACTTTTATCCAACATTTTGCTACACGCACCTATGACCTTGATTCAATTGAAGTTCTATCTATTATGGATGAAGATGCAATTTATTCAGAAATTCCTTCTTATTCTTGGCATCGTCTTTTAATTAGTAAAAGATTTAATAAAATGTCTGAATATTATAATTTTGCTACACAACAAGCAAAAGGAGAATGGTTGTTTATTTGTAACGATGACAGCCACATATTAACGCACAATTGGGATACAATAGCAAGCGAAGAACTAAAATCATTTCACGGAATAGGATTGGGATTTACTATCGACAATATGAGAACAATGCCGCATTCGCCGAGGGACAGATGCAGGCAAAAGAGCTATTGCGAATTTCCAATTATAGGTAAAAAAGGAGCTAGAAAATTAGGTTGGACAATGCCCCCTTATTTTCCAGCTTGGGGCGCAGACAGATATATTTGCGAAGTGTACGAAAAAGCTGGAAGAATAAAAAAAATACCTATAGAGTTAAGGCATTTAAGAATAATGGATGATTCTAGACATCATATGCAACATTTAAATGGTCCATCTGAACCTAGCGTTTGTTCTAATGCTGATGCTCAAAAAATAAGAATGGCAGCTAATATGAGCATTCCTTTACTTTGACCAATAAAGGAAAACCTTCATATTCATTTAGCCAAATTCTATTTTTGCCAGGTTTGCCCAAAATAAGTTGTAATGCTAATTTTTTTTCATGAAATACTATTGAGGCGCTGAAAGGATGGCAATCTTTAAATTCATCATTATTCATTGATTTAATTAGTTTATCTTTGGCTATTTTAGCTTGTTTAATGTGCATCCTTCTACTCCTTTAAGAATAAAACGGCACTTTATGATAAATTCATTTTACCCTAAAATTTATAAAAATCAATTTCTATCTTGTTAATTGTAAACTCCGCAAACTAAATCAATTTTTTTAAGAATTGCTTTAAGTTTCCAATTATCTAATATCTCTACTAACTTCCATGCTTTTACCTTCTCTTCGTCCAACCATTTTCCTTGATTTAAATTTATAATTGGCTCTCCCCACCCTATTAATTTAAAAGGAAACAAAAGTGCGAAATCTCTTTTGTAGATTTTTGGGTACTGATATTCAATGGCGGGTCGATCCCAAACAGGCACTACAAAAAAATTACTTTTTTCTTTTTTGAGAATTAACTTGCCAACATATTTAAAAGAAGACGAAAAATACATAAAGCCAGGTCTAGGGGCTGAATTCTTTTCCGAATTTACAATTGCCTCTCGTTTTTGGGCATGATCTATTGCTCTTTGCCCTAAGATGCTCACAACCATTTGATGTAATTTGTTCATAACTTCTTGTAACGTAACAAAATTAGATTCGTCCGAAATTATCTCGAAATCCACATCAGGAAAGCACCAACAATAATTCCGCTAAAAAATGAATAAATGGCAATAACCACAGCTTCTGGGTCCATTAAATGTCCCCATTGCTAAATTTTTTATTTCCTAAAGTCACCAATATTTCAATCGCATCTCTGGTTTCAGTCACACTCATTTTATTTCTTTTTGCCAAAGAAATCAATCTTTCCGGCGTAATATTTCTATACAAATTGAATTTCTTGAATGTTAAATCATCAATTATTTTTTCAAATAGATTTGTTATTTCTTGAGCTTCATCAGGTGTCTTTTCCACTCCCAACTCAGCAAGTTTTGCCCTTATATATAAATTGTTCATAAAAAGCACTTTACTGAAACCAAATTAACTTGTCAATTCATTTTTTCCAGAAATCGGGATCAGTAAGCCAATCGCCTTCATCTTCATCATCGACACGAACTATTTTTCTGGCCACTTTGTTAGCTAATATATCAGTAAAGCAAAGAATGAAAAATACCCCTAAAATAAATCCTATAAGCAAGCCAAGTAAAAATTCCATTATATTTATTTAGAAATTTTTTTAAAAAATAAAAATGCATACTTATTTAATTTGCAAATTTAGGAGTTTAACATGAAAAAAGTAATATTTTCCCTTTTAATGGTATTCGCATTAGCAGGTTTGGCTATTTCACAGCAACCAACTGTCGAGAAACAAGAAACCAAAGAAGCAGAAGTAGTTAAAGCTAAAGGAAATAAAGTTGCTGGATTAGAACTTCCAGATGATCAAACCGTTAACAGCGATGAAGGATTTGTAAATATTCAAGCTAAATGCAAAGGCGAAGTCAAATGGCTTGTAATTTCAAATGCAAAAGTTAAATATTTCGTAGTCCCACAAAGCAACTCTTTAATTGTTTCAATACCTAATAACACAGACTTAGTTACAGTATTTGCAGTTGGTGTTGTTGATGGAAAATTAACAGATTTTGCCATGACTAATATAAACATTAGCCAAGGCAATAATCCAACACCCAACCCAACCCCAACTCCTACACCAACTCCTACACCAAATCCTCAACCAACTGGCACCTATCATATTACTTTTTTAGTAGATATGAATAATACAACTCCAGAACTTGCAACTTTACTTAATTCAGAGAACTTAAGGAAAGCTATTACATCTAAAGGCAACTTTTTTAGATTATATGATATGAAATCTCCAATTGTCCAACAAAAGAATTTACAAGGTGTAGTGCAACGCATTGGTGGAAACGCAATTATGGTTATCCAAAGAAATGACGGAACCATAGTAGCTGCTCAAACTGCACCAAGAACTGATACAGAAGCTATTGCTATTATAAATGCAGCAACCGGAGGAGCTAAGAAATGATAGGAAAATTATCTATAAGTAATCTGCCAGCTATAAAATTTGACGGCGAATACAGAGTATTAGGTTGTATTCCATCTAGTGATGAATCTCTATTTGGTTTCCCTATGTTCGGGGATCAAATGGGATTAGCAGCAGCAGAATGGCAAGAAATAGATATGAGTTGGTTAAATCCGCCTGTATTAGATCAAAAAGCTACCAGCGCTTGTACTGCTTTTGCTTCAAATGGCGGAATGCATGTTTGTACTCTTAAAACAGGCAAACCACTTACTGAATTTAATCCATTTTTTACATATGGATTAATTAATGGTGGAAAAGATGCTGGGGCTATGATTTCACAAACATTAAGCGAATTAATGGCTTCTGGCGCTTGCCCCAAAGAATTCTTACCTGCTGGTTTAATGTATCAAAATCAATTTCCTCCACAAGCTTTCGAAAATGCCAAGAGATTTAGATTAGAAAAGGCATTTCGTTGTGCTACTTTTGAGGAAATTTGTTCCGCCATCTCGTTAGGTTTTGTTTGTCCATTGGGAATTTTAGTAGGGTCTAATTTCCCACAACTTGACAGTGATGGTGTAGCCCCATTGCCAAACAGAGGAGGGGGTGGTCATGCCATTTTAGGCGTGGGGCTTAAGAAATCACAAAAATATGGGTGGTTAATTAAGATTTTGAATAGTTGGTCAATTCGCTTTGGCATGAAGGGGTATTGTTATATTCATAAAGGGCATTTTCAATTTATGCGTCCTGATGCTTTTGCTATTCAAACATTAATTGACGATCCATTAGATAAAACATCTGAAGATGATGTTCCTGTAGCAAAAGTGGCTTAATAAGTTTAAATAAAAACAAAGGGGGATTTATGGCTAACGATATTGAAACAATGAAAGCTTCGGCTGCTGAATTCGGCTTTGACACCAATTGGATTGCAGACGTATTAGAAAAATGGGGGTCTGATGTGCTTGCCCTTTTAATTGAAGCTGCACGTCATGGAATTACAATACAATTTATTACTGAAATGGTAGATAAGTTTGGTCCATTCTTGCTTCAGCTTTTGGTCGATTGGCTTAACCAGAAGAAGATGATGGCAGTAGCTGGCGTACCAGAACAAACCTTCCGTGGTATGGACTCTTCATTTATTGACGCTTTAATCAATAATTACCTGCCACTTATTCTTGAGAAATATCTGCCAATTCTTGTTGAGAAATTTGGGCCACAATTGGTTGCTCTTATTTCTCAATGGATTATGAATATGATTAAAAAGTAAACTCAACCTTAGGCTAATATCCATTTAGCTGACCATATTAATAGGAAAATTAAAAATTCCTATTGATATGGTTTTTTTATTTGATATAATTAATGTAATCAGAGAATCTATAATGAAAAAAACACTTTTAATTATATCAACATTAATAGTTGCGGCCCTTCCATTAACAGCACAACA